AGGCCAGGTAAAAACATTTAATATAAATGGAACTCAAACAGTAAAATTAAATACTGGATTTGTAGATCAAAACTATTCAGAATTAATAACTGATTTATTATTAAGTGAAACTGTTTTATTAGATGCTAAACCTGTAACTGTAAAAACACAAGGAAGCGATTTAAAGACAAATTTAAAAGATAGATTGATAAACTATGAAATAGAATTTGAATATGCTTATAACCTTATAAATGATGTTGTATGATAGTAGTAGGAATATATATTAAAGATGCAACTACATTAGAATATAATAGAGTAGAACTATTTGACGATGAAAAAATATCAGTCAATAGTTCTATTCAAAATGTTAATGATATAAGTAAAACCTATACAGATTTTTCACAGACATTTGTAGTTCCTGCATCAAAACAAAATAATAAAATATTCAGACATTGGTACGAAAATAGTAACGATAATGGATTTAGTACATTAGTAAAAGCTGATGCTTATATTGAAATAGATACTATACTTTTTAGAAGTGGTAAAATACAACTTGAAAGTTGCAATGTAAAAGATGGTCAACCACAAGATTATAGTATTACATTTATTGGAGCTTTAGGTAGCTTAAAAGATAAGTTTAACGGATTATATTTAAAAGATTTAACTGATACTACTTATGATTTTGCTTATGATACTACTTTAGTAAAAGATAAAGTTACATTACAAACAACAAGTCCAGCTTATCCGGATATCAAATTTCCTTTGATTAGTTCTGCAAGATATTGGAATTATAATAGTTCAGTTGACCCTACAAATAATATTAGCGACTCTGCATATCCTATTCGTTCAAATGAATTATTTCCTGCTATAAGATTAAAGCCAGTTTTGAATATGATTGAAAATCAATTTGGAATTAACTTTGATGGAACAACTGAAGATCCAAGTACATTTTTAACTGATGCAAGGTTTACAAATGCTTATTTATGGTTAAAAAATTCAGATATATTTACACCAAAATTAACTTATGATGTTATAAAATATCAAACACAAACTGGATTCCCTCCAAGTGGAACTTATGCACAATATCAATGGCAAAGTTATGATTTTGCAACTGGAAGATTTACAACTCCAAATCAAAATACAAATGCTTATTTTAATACTGTAGATTTTAGATGGAGAGCAAGTGGAACTGGTGCTTTTGATGTAGAATTATGGAATGTTACAGATGATTATTCTATAACTAAAATATCTAATAATACTCAAAGTCCAAGCACTACACAAACATTTAGATTATTAGATGCTTTTTTATCTGCATATCAAAATAAAACATTTGAAATAAGAATAACATTGACTTATGGAACAATGACATTTACAAGCGGATTTACAGATGTTGTTTTAGGATGGTCTCAAACAAGTTTAGTAAATGCTGGAACACAAGTATTAGATACTACTTCAAATCAAGTTATAACTTTATCAACTTTAAAAATAAATAGTCAATTTCCAGAAATTAAAATAGAAGATTTTTTTAGTGGATTGCTTAAAATGTTTAATCTTACTTGTTATTCAAAAGATGGAATTAACTATACGATTAGACAAATTGAAGAATATTATACAAATGGTTCAATTATAGATATTACAAAATATATAAAATCAGATGCTATTAATTTAAACCGAGTAAAAACATATAAGAAAATTAACTTTGAATATGAGAAATCAGAGTCTTTAGTTAATGTTGGTTTTAATTCAGCTAATGGAATCGAATATGGTTCTTTATTTTATAATACCAATAATGATGGAGATGAATATTCTATAAAATTACCATTTGAAAATTTAAACTTTAATAATTTAAAAGATAAATTACAAGTAGGATATTCATTAAAAACTGATTTACAAAAATATATTCCTAAACCTGTAATATTATATGATTATAATCCAACTGCATTAACATCATTAACGGGAACTGATTTTTGGTTTAATATTCAATCAAGTGGTGGTACATCAACACAACATACATCTTACAAAGCATTTGGACAAGAATATTATGATAGTACTAATACTTATGGATTAAATTTCAATCAACAACTATCAACATTAACATTACAATCAATTGATAAAGGATTATATGACCAATATTATAAAAATTATTTAGCTAATATATTTAATTCTAAAGCAAGATTAATTAAAGTTAGTGGAATATTACCAACATCACTATTAACTACTCTTAAATTAAACGATAGACTTATTATAAGAGATAAGAGATATTTGATTAACACAATGAATACAGATTTAACAACAGGAGAAGTTCAATTTGAATTATTAACAGATTTTAGAACATTATGATAAAGCACATTTTAGATTTATTAGCACTTAATGAATTTTACGGACAAAGTGAATTGATTGAAATAGCTAAAGGAAAGTACCAAAAACCAACAACTTGGAAACAAGCATTTAAACAAATAAAAAGAGAATTAAAATGGCTGAAAAGAAAACAATAGAATTAGAAATTAAAAGTAATTTAGATTCTTTAGCTAAAGCTATTGAAAAATTATCTAATAATTTAGAGAACATTACTGATGGAATGAAAGATGTCCAAAAATCTACTAAATCTGCTGAAGGTGGTGTAAAATCTTTATCCGAAAGTTTTAAAGGAATGGGATTAGCAGTTAAAGCTATTGGTATTGGTTTAGTGATGGAAGCCTTTAATATGTTTAAAGAAATATTAGGTAAGAATCAAAAGGTTGTTGATTTATTTAATACTGCTATTGGTGCTTTGTCTATTGCATTTAATGATTTGATTGGATTTGTGATGGATAATTTTCCATCTGTTGTTAAAATATTTAAAGATGTTTTTGAGAATCCAACAAAATATTTACAAAAGTTTGGTGATTTAATTAAAGAAAATTTAATAGAAAGATTTAATTCATTTTTAGATACAGTTGGATATTTAGGTAGTGCATTAAAGAAAGTATTTGAAGGTGATTTTGCAGGTGCAATGGAGTCTGTAAAAAAAGCAGGTAAAGAATATATTGATGTCTTAACAGGTGTTAATAATTCTGTTGATAGAGGGAAAAAAGCAATAGGAGAAGCTGCTGAAGCTATTGGTAATTATGCAGTAAAAACTTTTAAAGCATCTGAAGCAAATGTTAAACTTCAAAATTCTGCAATATTAGCTGCTGCTGAACAAGGTAGATTAGTAGAACAATATGATAGACAAGCTGAAAAATTAAGGCAAGTTAGGGATAATGATTTATTATCTATTGATGATAGAATAAAAGCCAATGATAAATTAAAAGGTGTATTAGAAAAACAACAAGCTGCAATGTTGTCTCAAGCTAATTTACAAGTTCAAGCTGCACAAGCTACTTATGCTATGAATTCAAGCATAGAAAACCAAGCAGCAGTAACAGAAGCATTAGCCAATAAAGAAGGTGTACTTGCACAAGTTGAAGGATTACGAAGTGAACAAATAGCTAATAGTATTTCTTTACAAAAAGAAAAAATAGCTTTAGGACAATCTGAAGTTGAAGGTTTAAATGCTTTAGCTATTGAACAAAAGAAATTTAATGAAACATTAGAAACAGATGAATTAAAAAAACTTGAAAATCAAAGATTAAATTTAGAAGAAGAAAAAAGAATTGAACTTGAAAGATTACAGTTAAAAATAAATGGAGCTAAAGAAGGAACTCAAGCAAGAGTAGATGCCGAATTAGAATACGCAACTAAAAATCAAGAAATAAATAATGCTTTAAAAACTAATTCAACTGAAACAAGTAAAGTATTATTAGCACAAGAAAAGGCAGTAGCTGATGGAAAAAAAGCAATACAAGAACAATCTTTTGCGGTTGCAGAAGGAGGAATAAATTTATTAAAAGGATTATTTTCTAAAAATAAAGCTATTCAAAAAGGATTAATTATGGCAGAAAGTGCTATGGGTATTGCAAGAATAATTATTGGTACTCAAGCAGCTAATGCAGCAGATACGGCAGCAGCAGCATTAATGGGACCTGCAGGTGTAGGATATTTAACAACTAAAAAGATTTTAAATAAAGTTAGTGCAGGGATTGGAATTGCAGCAAATATAGCAGCTACATCAAAAGCATTAGGTGCATTAGGTGGAGGAGGTACTCCAAGTGGTGGTGGAGATATGGGTGCTGCACCATCTGCTCCTGCATTTAATGTAGTAGGTGCAAGTGCAACAAATCAATTAGCACAAACAATAGGCAATCAACAACAACAACCTATTAAAGCTTATGTAGTAGCTAATGATGTTACAACTGCTCAATCTTTACAAAAAAATATAATCCAAAGTGCAAGTATAGGTTAATTATATACCCCCCCCTAAAAAAGACATTTCATTTTAGGGGGTATACCCTTTTTATTAAATTTTTTAAAAAAAAGTAAATATATATATATAAAGAGTATAAATGCTTATTTAGAATTAGTCTAAATAAAAATAGTGTGAAACAAAAAGGTGGTTTTTACGTTTAAAATTTATGAGTAAAAAAGTTTTTGAATTAGTATTGGATGAGGAACAAGATGGAGTATTTGCTATTAGTTTAGTAAACCAACCTGCCATCCAAGAAACCTGGGTTGCATTATCAAAAGAGCATAAGATTGAATTTAAAGAAATTGAATCTAAAAAAAATATATTATTAGGTGCAGTCCTTATTCCTGATATGAAAATAGACAGAATGGGGCAAGATGGAGAAGTATACCAGGTATTTTTTAGTGGTGATACAATCCAAAAAACTGCACATAAATTTATGAAAAACGGTTATCAATCGGAATCGACCTTACAGCACAAGTCTAAAGTTGAAGGCGTAACAGTTGTTGAAACGTGGCTAAAAGAGGATATGGTAAATGATAAAAGTGTTATGTATGGATTTGATTATCCAATTAACACTTGGATGGTTGCTATATCAATTGACAATCCTGATATAAAAGAAAAAGTTAAATCAGGTGAGATCAAAGGATTTTCAATCGAAGGATTTTTTAATGAAAAATTAGAAATGTCTGAAGATGAATTAATGTTTAACAAAATAAAAGATTTAATCAATGGAGTTTAAAAACACATTAAACAAAATTAAAGCACTTTTATCAATTGAAGTAAAATTAGAACAAATGAAATTAGTTGACGGTATTACCGTTTTAGAAGCTGAATCATTTGAACCTGGGTATTCAGTTGGTATAGTTACATCTGAGGGAATTGTTCCTGCTCCAGTTGGAGAATATGAAACAGTTGATGGAATAATGATTGTAGTAGAAAACGAAGGAATTATTCAAGAAGTAAAACCTGTAACTCCTGCAGAAGCAGCAGCAGAAACTCCTGCTGAAGTAGCTGCTGAACCAGCAGAGGTAATGTCAGCTCCTAAAAAGGTAGTTGATACAATTACTAAAGAAACATTTTTTGCTGAAGTAAAAGTTGAGATTGAAAAATTGGAAGCTGATAACAAAGCATTAAAAGTAGAATTAGAAGCGTTAAAAGTGGAATTAGCAGAAGCAGGTGCGAAAGCAATTGTAACTAATCCAGAACCAGCAGTAGTAAGAGAGTTAACTGCACTCGAAAAATTCAGATTAATTAAACAAAATTTAAAATAAATAAAATATGGCAATTTCTTATACTTCGGTAGACATTAGAGGTAAAGCAGTAGAACCAATCCTTGAAGAAGTTTTATTTGCAAACAAAACAATCGCTGATGGATATGTTACATTTAACACAGACATCAAAGCAGGTACAATTTTTACTGAAGCATCAGTAGCAGTAACTGCACAACTTTATACAGGTTCTGCACTATCTAATAGTGGTTCAATGACCATTACTGATAGAGTAATTACACCTACAAAATTAGAGTACAAACAAACATTCTTACAAGAGTCTTTAAGAGCAGGTCGTTTCGGTCGTTCAATGAGTCCAGGTGCAT